ATATGTTCTCAGTTGAATTAGTTGAAGTTTATGATTCTGAACCTGAATTAGATTGTCCCGAATGTAATGACGGACATGTTAATTGTGATAATTGTGATGGTACAGGAGAGATAGAATGTGATAGATGTGACAATACAGGTCAAGTTGATTGTTCTTCTTGTGGTGGTGATGGTGTTGATGATGAAGGTGAAGAATGTTCTGAATGTGAAGGCATGGGTAAAGAAAGTTGCAATTATTGTTACGGTAGTGGATACGAATCTTGTAATTATTGTGGTGGAGATGGAGATAATATTTGCCCAACTTGTGATGGTGAGGGTAAAAAATATTCTAAAGAAAAATCTGAAGTAATTTATTCTGATTTTATTTCTTGGAGTGGTCGTTGGAAATTATTTTTTTCCAATATTAAACAGGAAGAACAAATAGACCGTGAAGATTCTGATAATTTTCTTAACAATAACCAAACATTATTATTGAAAACTTATTATGAGATGTCTGAAGAATATGAAGGTTATGAAAATGGTGACACTTTTTTATTTAAAATGAATGAAAAACCTGAAATAATAACTAGAGATAAAGAAGGTATTGTCAGAATTTAATAATAAACTATATTTATAATTATGGTATCAGAAAGATTAATAAAATTATATTACGACAAACTTAAAAAACCCACAAATATGTTTGGGTTATTATTACACCCATTCATGTCTAATAATAAAATAAAATGGGAATATGAAAATCCTAACGATGTTTCTTTTGCAACTACCGTAGTTGAAGGTCATCTTGAGGAGATGTTACACGACTTTTTACAATTAGCTGGTATAACAAATGGGTTTAACCCTAATTCAGGACTTGATTGGTCACAACTATCTAAAGATTATTGTAAATTAACTAAATCAGATGTTTATATCAATAAAGAAATTAGAAATAAAATAAATAGGTCATTTAATAATCTTAAAAAGATTGGATTATATGATAATGGAGAACTTTTAACCTCCGAATGTTCTATAAAAAATTGGTCTCTTGAATATCTTGATAAAGAAGCTCTTGGATTTCATTTAGATTTAGAATTATATAATCCTAAAATTGAAGGTAAAGAGGTTGATAATGATACATTACAAGATTATATTCAAAGTTTTATATATGATGATGATGCTCACGAACAAGAATATGAAATCATAGGAAATGTATCGTCAATAGTTCGTGATGAAAAAAATCTTTTTGATAATGATTATATGTTTGTCCAACCAATAATTGGTTATTACGATTCTTTTGGAAATGGTTTAACTTAATCAAAAGTTAAATCAACACACACCATAGGTAAGTATTGTTCTATATTATTTAATATTTTATCTTCAATATCATCTTGAACCCAACTTGGTAAATCCCCCATACCGTATTCTTCCCAATCACCTTCAAACCCTACCATAACATCCACATCAAGATAAACAGTACCACTATAGTTACAACCAGGTTCAGATTCTTTTGAGAAAATCACAACACGTTTTACTTTAAACTTAACCTTCCAATCAGCGTAATCATCCTCTGAATGACTGTATGGCATACTATATTGACCTTCCATAGTATTATCACTATTAACAATTTTGTTAATTAATACCGCAATTTTTTCAATCTTTTCTTGTTTAGTCATTATATATAATCAGGGAAAAACTCATTTATATATTTATCTACTAAACGACTATCAGGATAATCCGGTATTCTAAAGTCAAGCCAAGGCTCATCACCATTATCCATAAAAGTATTCATCATATTTAACCAAGTACTAACATAGTCAATGTTATTAGCATAATATCCCCAATTACTAGTGTCCGCAACAAATTTCTTAATAGAATTTGATACTTCGTTTGGATTAAATTTAATGTAGTAGAACTCAGTAAGTTTGGTAGAATCACCATACAAAGGAACTGCCTCCCACTTAGCTGATTTCATATCAAAAAAAGTTTCCAACTCATCTATAGCCATATTATATATTTCTGTTTCATGAGCAGTATTATAAGCATTACTATGAATACTATATAAGTCACCTGTTAAGTCAGGTAAATAATCATTGTCAAGCAAGTATTGAAAAGATTCTTCATCACCAATAACATCACTAACATTCTCCGGTGTTAAATAAAAAATACCCTCATCGTCAGCATAATTACGAAATAAATCAGGTGTCTCATCATCAACTTCTATTTTCCAATTAGTTAACACATCTAACATATGTTGTTTTAATCGTTCCATGTTCTCGGGGTTCAATTCTTCAATAACATCTCTATGTATATCATCGGTAGTATTGTCATGATATTCCCAATTATCTTCACCAAATATAGATTTAACATAATCTCTCGCACTTAAATCACGACCACCACTATAAAATAATTCGGATAAGTCCTCTCTATCTTGAACTCTTAAATAATAAACCCCATCTTTAGGTATTATATCCGATAGTTGAGCAACACAATACTCTAAAGTTTTTTTATCATTTAAAACGTTTAAAAGATAATTTAATATTTCTAACTGATAATCACTTACATCATCATCAAAAGGGTCGACATATTCTAATAAATTTTGTCTATGGAAAAACTTTAAAATATTTCCCACATTATCAAACATATCAATAAGATGGTCAATATCACCACCGTTAAAATCATTAACATATTTTAAATATTTTTCATTCATAATTAATTCATTTGGAAATATCGACTAGAGTATTTAGGTCTGTCAAAAATAATGTTTATACCTGTCTGTGATGTAATGTTGTCCTTAAAATAATCATTGATACCCCAATTAACTTCATCTTCAACTTCCCATCCGTAATCATCATTGTCTAAAGCATCCTCTAATGTCTTGTGGTCACCACCTACATCAACATGACCACCCAAATCATCAACCTTAATTTTAACAACAACATTTGGTTCTGAGCTATCTAAATACCAATTACCAATACCAATAACCTCAAAGAAAAAATTATAACCACCAAAATTATCTATATGGTGTGGGTTCTGAAGTAATAAGGTTTTAGCAAGTTCTTTCGATTCTTTTTCACCTCTCCACTCAATTAAGTATTTGTAGGCTTGGTTATAAGTAATGTCACTATCACTATTATCTAACCCAAAAAAAGAAATGAAATTCTTATCTACCTTACCAGCTGTTTTGTCCCAATACTTAAAAAGTATATTTTTGTATTTAGATTCAGTTATTATTAATTTCATTTATTATTTTGTTTCTTAAATTATAATTATAAATAGTTAAAACTACAGAAATGGCACACCCAATAATTCACGCGAAATCATCCGCCAAAAAGTTTGGTGGAATATGGGAAGATTATATCCACTTACATAACTGGCTTGACCACACAAAATCGTGGTATGGACATTCATTACATAGAATGTTCAGACATCACAGCGAGGGTATATTTGAAATGGAAGAGAAGTTTGGTCCAATGTTTACAAATAGTGACGGAAAGGTTGTCTATACTCGTTATGTGGGAGAACAACACGTTAAAGAGGATTGTTATAACTACATTCCAACAGCTCGTGAATGGATAATAGCTTTGGATTCCAAAGAAAAACCTATGTGGATGATTCGAACTATGGAAATTAACGTAGATTAACATATTTATAATAAAAAGATTTATGACACCACAAATAACAGAAGAACAATTAAAATCATTAAAACTTTTCGCATACTACTGTCGTTCACACGGTGCCGAAACTGTTCACAAAGAATATTATATAGAAAATTGTAATTTAGATTGGGAAGAAGAAAATTTTCAATCACCACAAATACGTACAAGTATCGAAAGTTACTCTAAAATAGATGAAGTTCTTAATGAAATTATTGAAACTAACGAACTAATTGAAAATTCTACTACAGATTGTGACTTCAGAGGTCAGTTAACCATTGAAATTGATTGTGTTGAAAGAATACTAACTACGGACGCAATGGAGTGGCAATTTTCAAGTAATTTTAATGATTTTTCCAAAGACTTAACCGAGATTGCTGAAGATTATACTGAAGAAATATATAATGAAGTTTTAAGATTATTTGAACAAATTGGTGAAGATGGTGATGCTGAGTTAACATTTAATGGTGGTGGAGATAGTGGAGCTTTAGATGATTATATTAACATCAATGGGTCCACTGAGAACATTCCAAAACTTATTGAAGATATGTCGTATCAATGGTTAGAAGAAACCGGTTTAGATTGGTTTAACAATGAAGGTGGTCAAGGTAGATTTGTGTTTAGCCCAAAGGATAATCAAATTATATTAGAAGTCGAAACAAACTACGAAGAAGATGTTAATGTTCCTTTAAATTTTAAAATACAATTTTAAAATACAAAAACCCCCCGATTTCTCGAGGGGTTTTTTTATAGTCAGGTTGGAAGTTCAATAAGTAAATCAAAAAGAGTTTTAAGTTTTGACAAATTAATTTTGAACTGCTGAGTGTTGAGGTTTGAGTACTTCATCATCATCAAAACGTCGACGACTTTCATAATGAGTTTGTAGGTAATACGGAATAGTCCATATATATTACATTATATCCCTTCCGGACACTGAACTATATTTCGGTGATTTGGTTATGGTAATCCAAAATATCTTGAATCTCTTCAATTTGTCCTTCCATATGTTTAACCATCTCGTCTCTCTCAACAATTGAGATTTCCGTTTCTTTCACAGCAGGTGTCTCACGATTTCTTGAGTAGTAATCTTGGACAATACCCTCATTACAATCCAAGTTTTTAATTCTCGCAATCATAGATTTCAATTCCGACAATCTAAAAATGTGTTGATACACCAAATCATTTGCTCTGTGGATTTTAGTTTTAAGTTCCACTAACTCATTACTTTTTTGGTTAAGTAATTCCATTGATTCTTTAGCCGAATATGGTCTAACATTCCCAACCTCAACTGAGTTGTATGTCGCCACTCTAGTGTGTAAATCTAAAATCTCTTTAACCAATCGGTTTTTCTCTTTTAAAGCTTTCTTTATGTTCATAATAAAATTGTTTTATTGTTTGTTTGTATAGTATAATTATTTTTTATTAAGAAGTCAAATTACCACACCTCATATCCAAAACTTTTATACTCACTACCCCGTAAATCTTTTATATTCTCATTTATTGGTTCTAAAATAAATTTTTCAAAATCGTCCGGTTTCATCAATGCCGCCTCAATAAAACCAAAAACAGGTGCCATTTGATTTATGTAAGAAACAAGGTCATTGTCATTGTAAGATTCAGGTATCAAGTTTGTTAGAACAAGGAAGTACTCCTTTGTAGGATATCCGTAATGTAAATAATAAAAACGATATTCAGGATGTCTCCTCAAGTGAGGAAACTCCTTATATATCTCTTTTAATAATAATTGTAAAGGTTTTGGATACGGATTCATAGTACAAAGATAATACTTAATCCCATATAAACAAAAAAAAGGAACTAAATGTTCCTTTTTTTTTAATCTAATAATTCTATCTCAGTGTTATCATCCGTTAAGTATTTCGGATAAGTTCTTAGTATGTCTTGTTTAATTGTATTTGTAATATTGTTCAATAACTCAGGATTGTCTCTAAAATTGGAATCCGGTATCATTTTCCTGTCAACCATTTTACCAGCTTTAAGAACTTTGACAGATATTTTAATTTTACCATCAACATCCTCAATGTCTTTAATCATAAAATTAACTCTGTGAGCATTATCCCCCCAACCTCCACTGATTAATTTTGATTGATTAGTTATTTTATCTTTATCTTTTACAAAGTTTGAAACTCTACTAGATTTAACCGTTTCAATGTTACGACTTCCTCGAATAAGACCTTCCATCTCATCTTTGGTAATACTCATAACATTTGCATTTAAGTTTGAATCAAATTTAACAGGGTTAACCTGACTCATTTGTTTTCTTGTAGAACTTGAATACGTTTCTAATGTTCTGTACCATTGGTCATTAATAAATAAGAACACTGGATACCACCCATATGATGTAATAACATAATACCAATCATTATTATTATTTACATTCCACTGACCTTCAATATTTGAACCCTTAAACGGCATTCTAGCCGACGCATATTCATAAGCCGTATTATTAGTAACTTTTCTCTGTTTGAATTGTCTGAAATCCTTGAAATTCTCGTTTGTTAAATTTTCATAATCCCCTTCCGGTCTGAAGTTAGCCGTGTATACTTCATAATAAAAATGAGAGTCGTTTGGTGACATTCCAAGTACCGGTAAAATAGACCTTAAAAATTTTAAAAATTCAGGTTGAGTCTTAGTTTCCCTTTTATGTTTGTCAATATACTTAAATAACATAATTTCCTTTTTAGTTAAAGGACCTTCTTGTTCTTCTCGTAGTATACGTCTAATTAGTTCTTTCATTATATTATTTTAAGAATCTTAATTTATATAATGTGGAATATATTAATTCTTGAACTGTATCAATTTGATTTTGAAGAAATGATTCTTTCACACTTTTTCTGTTTTTTTCAACCATTGAATCCAATGATTTGAAGTACTTAATAACTTGTTCAGAACTTTTATACTCTTCAGTTTTGATTGAATTGTATCCAGTAATCACATCGTGTTTACCTTGATAACTTTCAATAATACCATCTATAAGTGCATCAATCCCTTCATAATACCCTTGTAGAGCCTTATGTTCTGAATATGATTTTGTTTGTAAATGAAAAATGTGTACTTGAGTTTGTGAATGCAATAAAATAGACACCATATCTTTAAACCCTGAATTGGTTTTTGTATCATCTACCTCAATTTCACCCTCTTCTTTTTGCTCTCTCATTAAGTTTTTTTTCTTAACTTCTAATAATACATTGTTTCCCATAATAAAGTTTTACATATAAATATATCGTTTAATTGTAATTTATTATTTACCAATTATAATTTCATCGTAATTTAATTTACCCATTCCATCATTGTTTTGGGACTCACCCTTAAATTCATCATACATAAATGTTTTTACAACACCAATAATACTTTGTTCTGCTTGAGATATTTTAGATTCCATCCAATCTTCAAGTTGCTCCCCATTTTCCATTTTTTCCCACATAGCGTTAGCTAATGTTGCAATAGTAAATAATTGTTGTTTAGCCATGTAAGAACCTTCTTCATGATTCTCGTTAACTGTTCTCATTTTACTAATCAACTTTTCAAGTTGTTTTTCTGTTAATATAACGTTACCCATAATTCTTTTATTTATAAATATCCGATTAAACAAAAAACCCCCACTTTATGTGAGGGTTAATTTTGGACCGACATAAAGTCGGCGACTCCACCATCCTATTTTTAAAGAGAATTAGGAAAACTCAGTTGATGATGATACTCGAAGTCCATCAACTTCTTTATCATAATATTTTGACATATCGGTAAAAGGTTTGTAATGAGCCAACTTACTTTGTTCGTCCATATAATTCTTATCCAACACATAACCATCCGGTTGACCCCACTCCAAAGCCATCTTAATGAACTCTTCGGTGTCTTGTAATTCACCATATTCGTCCACAACTCTACCTGAACGGATGAACTTAAATAGTTCTTCCTTATTAGTGTAAAATTTGTTATCTTGGAAATTCCATAAGAATTTCCACCCTGAACTTCTTTTACCAATATGAATTTTCATACCATCAAGGAATTCATCCCAAGCAGACCATCTCTCATAACCCTTTTCAGTGGTTCTAAATTCATTATAAATGTTTTCCGGACTCCATATGTCCAAATCGTTTATTTGTTCAACCAAGTTAAGGTATTTGACTCTAACCTCACTTGCTTTTGGAATTTTGTAATAATTTGTGCTCATACCTTACTATTATTTAGTTACTAATGCTTCTACTTTACTTCTCATATGGTCAGCCAAGTCGTAATCGTTAACTGATGTAACAATAATTGAATCAACTAAGTATTTGTGTGGGACGTGAATTAAGAAGTCACTCCCGTTGAAGAATGTTAAATCATTTTTCAACTCAATACAACCCTGGACCATCTTCAAGAATAATTTGAATTGAATTGCGTCCACGAATGTCTCGTGTAATAGTTTTCCGAACTTTTCGTTCTCAATTCTAATAGAGTAAGTATTTGTTTTCATATGTTTAATTTTCTATGGGACAAAGATAATACTATTTTTTTAATATACAAATTTTTTTTTAATATTCTGTAATGTTATACATACCACATATTCTATGTGACCTACCAAACTCATCTTTGAATGTTATACATCCATCTTTCTCCACATACTTTTCAGTATAGAAACTTGTCTCTTGTCGTCTGTTACCCGGAATGGAGATTTCATATAAATGACCCCCCTTTTTTATTCCACTAACCAAATAAACTTTATAACCTACAGAGGTTACGATAAGTAATAAAATTATCACCATAAAACCTAACACACTATTTCTCATATTATCTAAATTTTTCCATTCTTTTTTTAATCAACTCAGCGGTGTCATAATCTTCTTCTTCCAAAGCTTTCTTCAAATAAACCTCACATTCAACCTCATTCATTAAGTCAATAGGTTTACCATCAACTTTTTTACCTGTAGTTTCTAATTCATCACCAATAGTACCACTAAAACCAGGATTAACACCCATTACTTTTTTAGCCTCTTCATAGTTTTGTCTCCATAAGTCGGATTTATTAGTAAGTAATACATTCCAATTTACTTTATAAGTGGAACCATCACCACAATCAATATATAAATCAGTCAAAGACCAACCTTTAAGGGTTGCGAATTCTTTTCTATTTTGTTTTAATATTGAAACGTAATCACCAACTCGGGTTAGAATCAGTTTATCACCAACCTTCCAATTTTTACATTTTTTCTTTCTATAGTTATCTTTACCTGAACCGTTAACCCCAATTATCATTAACACTACTAAAATAACCCCCAATATAATCCCTAATACTACCATAATTTAAGATTTAAATTCCCGACAAAGATAATACTATTTTTAATATAAACAAAAAAAACCTCAACAAATTTTACTCTGTTGAGGTTTCAATGTGTCCAACCGTAAGAAAGGGGTTGTTGGCTTATGAGATTATAAATATATCGTAAAATTAAAAAAGTTAATCTTTTTTATAATTATATTTACAAAAGTATAACTTTTCATACTTTTCGTGATATTTATATATAAAGACAATTATGAAACCAAGAAAAAACGAAGAAGATAAGAAAATTAAATTCGCTATTAGTTTAGACCCAAAACTTTTTAAGAGAATGGATAATGAAATGATAAACAAATCAAGATTGATTGAAAATTTATTAAAAGAGTATTATGGAAAGAAAGATTTGTAAAAAATGTGGTAAAGAAAAAAATGTTTGTGAATTTTATTCTGACAAAACAACCAAAGACGGTAAAAGAGGTTCTTGCAAACTATGTATGTCTTTATACGACAAAAATTGGAAAATAAATAACCCAAATAAGGTATTAGAATTGTCTCGTAAATATAACTCTGAAAATAAAGAATTAGTAAATATAAAAACGAGAAAATGGCGAGAAAAAAATAAAACTTCAGAAATTATTAGAAATCGTGAGTGGAAAAAACTTAATAATGAAAAAATAAAAGAATCAACAAAAAAATGGAGAGAAAAAAATAAAGAAAATATAAAAGAATATAAAAAAAATTATGAAAAATTAAAAATAAAAACAGATATATTATACAAATTAAAAAAAACATTACGAAATACAATATTACGATACCTTAAAAATAAAAGATTTACAACTACCGAAATTATTGGTTGTGATTATGATTCATTCAAGATTTATTTTGAATCATTATTTACCGAAGGTATGTGTTGGGACAAATTAGGTTCTGAAATCCATATTGACCACATTATTCCATTATCATCAGCAAAAACAGAAGATGAGTTATATAAATTAAATCATTATACTAATCTTCAACCATTATGGGCGAAAGATAATTTAATAAAAGGTAGTAAATTATTGTAAAATTCTTTTAATTAAACGACATAGTTGGTCATTTTTGTCCTCAAATGGTAGGTTGTTAATATTGAAGTATGAGCACATAGAATGTTCATCACCATCGATAGCATTTTCCAAGTCAGGGTTGATTCTCTCATCCGTCTCCATCATAAACACATACATCAATCCTTTAATCTCAGAACCATCACGATTATATCTTTTAACAAATCCAACTAAATTTAATTTATTATCTAACGTATAATTTGTTTCTTCTTTGAACTCTCTTTGGACCCCATCCATTGGATGTTCATCGTTTTCCAAATGACCACAAGGTATACTCCATTGTCCGGGCAAAGTACCTGTAGCATTTCTTTTACAAAGTAATACTTCATCACCACATTTAACAATTACACCGGAATATCGTTTAACTTCTTTCATTTTATATTTTTTTGTGTATTTATAAGTATATGGAACTAACTATAAACAAAAATAAATTCAAAGTCAAAACTGTTATATCTCCCAAAGACACTAGTCGTGGTATGATGAATAAAAGATTTGACGATACTTTTAATGGTATGTTATTTATTATGTCAGATGGTCATCACTGTTTTTGGATGAAGAATTGTATAATTTCATTGGATATCATTATGATTGAAGACGATATTATAACAAAAATTCACCACAACTGTCCTCCTTGTAAAACCAAAGATTGTAGAAACTATTGTGGTGAAGGTGATATGATACTTGAACTTCAAGGTGGTACCTGTAAAAAATTAGGGATTAAGTCCGGAGACAAAATCATTCATTACGATTGATTTATCTTTTCCTGTAACAATTTCACAAACTCATTCTGAATCATTTTTGTAAACTTAATATAAGGAGCATCTTCCGATTCTCTATTATACCCACCACTTCCTTTTGGTGGACGAGTACTTCTACCCATAAAGTTTAATCCTGAGATATTTGTAATACATTTGTGTCCACCACTATTTGCTTGAATGAAATCCCAAGCGTTTACCTTAATATCATCTAACATTTGTCTATGTTCTTCTGGCAATTCAGAAAATGGTTTTTCCATCATCTCACCAATATGTGTTAGTTTTTCTCTACCATTATCCATAGTTTTGAAATCTTTACCATATAACGCAACAAAGTCTTTAAATGTAAATCCTGTTGATTCAGGGTTAAAATCTTTTGAAGATTCCGATATCCACTTAATTGTTGAAAGGGATATTTCTCTTTGTTTTAATTGGTCTTCCCATTTTGATAATACTTCTTGAGCAATCTCACCTAAGTTAACACCTTTCAATTGACGTTCACCTTTAAATGGGTTACAAGACGCTTGAACTAAACCTAAAGGCCAAGCAATTACAATAAAATCAGCGTCAGGATTGTTTTTAAATGGTGTATATCTATCGTATGAACCGGGTTTAAACATTGAACCACCTCCGTATTGAACAATAACATTACCTAATACCTTAACATTAGGATTTGTTTGCATTGATTTAACGTAATCTTCTTTATTTTTTTCAAGCTCTTCCGGTTTAGCATATCCCTTTTCAACCATTATTCGTTTAATAGTTTGAAGGATATTTAATAATGATGGCGTACATTCCATAACCAACGTTTCTAAGAACCCTGGCTTATTTTTAAATGCTAATAATAGTTTGTTTGCAACTAACCCCATTAACATTTTATTTTTCTCTAACGATTTGTCCTTATCCAATTTAAATAAATAAGAAATTACTTGGTCTACTGAAATTTCATTAACCGCATAATTTGCAGAATCCACTGTTGAAATAAGTAATATATCTGAAGACGGGAATAATTCTTTTGGAGAAACTACTTGAGATATTGTTTCAACATTTGAACGAGAACTTCTAAATGATGTGGATTTAGTTTCTTCAGCTCCCGCTTGTCTATCGTGGTGGTCCGTATGAATCACAAACATTGGTTTTCCGTGAGCAAAATCTACCAATACTGGCATAACATCACCGGTTGCGTCATTCTTCTTTACAGCAAACTCTTTATCGCCATATTGAATAATATGAGCATCCACCACTTTAATACCGTTGTTCTCAAGATATTGTTTCATAGCAATTGCCGTCGTTACCCCATCCAAATCTTGATGAAAATATATTTCAGCTTTGGGGTATCGTTTAGCAAGAGCATTAATATCTCTTAAACCACTTTCTTTTATAAGTTTTTTCATATTACATTGAAGGTAAAATAGTTATTGCTATAACATCTCCACCTTTAAGACCTTTACCTAAATTACAACTTCTATTTGTTGCGATAATCTCATCAACACTCGAAACACCAGGATATTTTGATGCAATATCACTTAACGTATCACCTGATTTAACTTTATATAGTTTAACATTGTAACCATAAGTTGCTTGAAGTCGTTTTGGGTCACCAAAACAATATTTACCCCCCATTTCAGGTTTAATTTTCCCCATTTGAACATCAACACCTTTTTGTTGATTCATTTGTTCATTAACTAATCCGTATTTTGAAAGGATATCGCCTTTTTCTTCTTCTGAAATTATAAATCTTTTTGCCATAATAAATCTTTTAGTTATAAATATACCGAAAATAAAAAAGAGGTTATAACACCTCTTCTTTTAATTCTAATTTTGTTTGTTTATGTTCATCAATTAACGATTGGACTCTTTTTCTCGCAATCTCTGTATAGTCCGGAGATAACTCAATCCCAATCCATCGTCTATCCAATAACTCAGCAGCAAATGCCGATGTTCCACTTCCCATAAAAGGGTCAAGAACTATATCATTTTTATATGATAATATCTTAATTGCTTTTGATGGAATATCCATTGAGAATGTTGCTTTAGTTAACGACCTAGTATCTGCAAAATATTCCCATCTACCAAAAACCAAGTTCATAAACTCTTTCTTATCTTCGTCCTGATAAACCATTTTATTTTTAGTTTTACCATCTTCTGTAGTTACTTCAGTTGGTGTACCTAACCACTGAGACTCCCCTTTGGTTAATTTCTTATTAGTTTTCTTGTAAGCTAGAATAATACATTCCTTAGGATTATAGATGTAAGGACAACTTGCGCTCATCCAAGAACCCCAAGCTGTTTGTCTAACTCTATGTGGGCTATCTTCTGTAAGGTCAACCATTCCATAAAATTTAAACCCAACCTCTTTCATTTTCATCCAAAACTCTGCGTTGAATAATATTCTACCACCTCTTTCCTGTACGTTAATTTCTATAGGAACGTTGATTGCTATCCGACCATCATCTTTTAATACTCTATAAGATTCTGTTAACCACTGCGTTGTAAAATCCCAATATTCATCCATAGGAATACTATCATTATAAACATCATATTTGATGTTAACTCCGTAGGGTGGTGATGTCACCAATAAATCAATTGAACCTTCCGGGAAAGTTTTCATTACCTCAATACAATCTCCATTAATTATCTTTCCTGTTTCTATCATTTTATTATTTTGCGTGGTATTCCCACTCGTTTTCTTTATTTTTAATTGGTTCTAAACTTTGGTCCAAGAAAACCGCATTCTGTTCACCCGCGTATAACCCTAATATATTATAATCATAAAACTCTTCCGCTTCTCCATAAAGCATTAAATCCCTTTCTTGTAGAATATCTAATATTCTTTGTTTTGAATATAAGATTTTTCTTCCCGGAGAACCAAAGTCCTCAACAATACCTATAATAGCACTTTCTAACCCATCCAATAGAATCGCACCTTCCGCATATTGGTCAATATCGACAGTCACTTTACTCATCAAGTAAATTAATTTCAGTTGGTATTGAATCCACATCCTCATCAACTAATTCCCAATTTTCTTCAAACGTACTCCAAAACGCATCTTCGTCTTCTAAATATTGTTGATACTCGTCATCTGATAACTCATATTCATAAACATAAGTTGTTGTCTCAATTTTTTCTAATTTCGCCATAATTTTTATATTTTGTTTTTTTCTAAATTTTCAATTTTACGATTTAAATACCATAAAGCTTTCTTCAAATCTTGTATTTCTTTATCCGAATCTTTTAATCCCGCTCTTGCAACATACTTTACGACATTGAAGATATAAGCATCGTGGTCAAGACCCCAAGCCTCACATACTTTAACAACCTCGTATGGGTTATCTTCACCACCATAATGTAATGGATGGTTCACCATTTCTTTATTTTCACTCATAATTTTACTATATAATATTTACCCAATTTAAGGGATTTTTTATAACCATTTCTAACAGAGAATAGTGGTTTTGTGGTTACATTAATTCCGAACCCACCATTAAATCTAATTGACCACCCAACAGGTGAAATACTAAACAATACGGAGTAATTAAAAATTTTAATTATTGTCTGACTACAACCACTACCGATGTAATATGTTTTTTTAGATAGCCACATAATACCCTTCACTAATACCACTTTCTTTAACATATCCTTCAGATATTAAAATATCCAATTGTTTTTTTGTTTCTTCAAGATTCTGTCTAAGAATATATTTTGAAACGTAACTAATATGAATTGGTCGTCTCAACTTATCCATTAATACTTTAATTTGTTTTTTGTCCATTATGATAATAGTTTTCTTGTTATTTTGACATTTTGATTAATATATGATAATATTTTTCTTTTAAAAATTGGAACTAATGTTTCCTTTAACGGAAAGATGTCACTACAAAAAACTTCAAATATTGGATAATCCATTTCGTTATTTTTTTCGTATGTTTTTGAAAATGTAGAGATAATTTCCGGAATAGTCAAACTACCCTGTTGTCCTTTGAAAATTAATTTTAAAGATGTTTTTGTTTGATTTTTGGTCTTATACACCTTTCTTGTGGTATATTGCCATATAAACATTTCTTCAGGTAATTTAAAGTAAAAAAAACCTGATTTATTTTGTAAATTATTTTTGTTTTTCTTTACAACAACATCAATAGAATCATAAACAATGCTCCATATTGATTTTGCAAAATTAAAATAGTCATGTAGTTGTGGTTGACTATTTTTTAATATTTTTTGATATTCAATAATTTCCTCATCGTCAAGAACAGGAATATCTTTAACCTTTAAATCAGACAATACTAGTTCATCATCATTTGATGTTAATTTTTTATCAACATATAAAATTTTGTTTTGCGTTAGTAAGGTTTGTATATTACCCAAGTGTAATGAAAGCTCAATAAACATTGGGTAGACCTCCATCCTTTCAAGATGTTTGTTCATCTTTTGGAAGTAATCTAATAATACATATTGTTTTTGTTCAGCGTCTAAAATGCCGTCAAATAACCAATCGGTGTCCATTATAAATTTATTCTTATTTTTCTGTTTCATTTCCATATTATATTATTTAAAATATACGGGAAAAGATTGGAAAAAGGAATAGTTTTAATTAATTCTCATTACGTAATAAGTCTCACCGGCAATATCAACACTATCATAATTACCATCATAACTATTCATAAAACCCCAACCTTCGGAATCAACTAATCCCTGAGCTAAAGCTGATTCATCAACATATTCTTTAACAGGTAACCCATAATCATTAAGATACCCAATAGGGTCTCTTCTTACGTCTCTAACTAAACTCTCAACCATATTATCAATCATATCTTCGGTTGGTTCAGTATCAACTTCAATATTATCTAATTCCTCTTGGAGTGCTTCAATTTGATTATCTAAATCTTCTTCGTAGTCATAATAATTTTCATCATCCGAATCTAATTCAAGTTTTTGTTGTTCCAAATCCTCAATTTGAGATTCAAGTTGTTCTATTCTTTCTTCTTGCTCCGAAGTCAATTCATAATCATCATCATTAAAATAACTTTCAGGATTCTCCCTCACTTGATATTCATAATCTTCTCTAGCAAATTCAACAATAGCATCTTCATCTAAATAATCATCAATAAAACCTTTACTAAACCCATCAACACCAATATCATCAACATAACTTTCAGCATACTCTAATGCAGCTTTATCCATTTCATCGTGGGTTCCCACCGAATATTCCTCATCTCTAAACCCATCAACTAAAACTTCGAATGAGGTTAAACCATAATGACTATATTTTGATACTGGATACATATCATATATGTCAGCAACATCCTCTGTTAATTCACTAATTCTCTCCTCAACATCTTCAATTTTATTTAATATTTCCACATTCTCATCTGGGTCACCATCTCTATGTTCATCATCATAATCCGCATTAAGTTCTTCTAATTGTTGAGTTAACAAACTTAATTCTTCTTTTTGTTCATCATTCAATACTGTAACTCTACCTTCACCTTCAAGCCATTCTAATAACGCCATAGCCTTTAATCCCTCTTCATCATGGTTTTGAAAATTCCATTCATCATCTTCTCTTTTAGAATCCATCTCAGCTTGTTTACCCAAAAGTTCTTGTCTCTCTCTAATTTTCTCACGAGGAGTGTCCCTATCACTAATATATGATTTAACTCTCATATCACCAAGATTAGATACCTTAGTATTACTAATATTTAATGAACCATCAACATAAGCAACATTTCCCAAGTTATCTGTTGGGGTTCCTTCAAGACTTAAATCTCCGGTTATCCATAATGGTTTACCTTCAAATCTTTTCATTTTAGTTATTGCTTTACCGTGATAACTACCTAACGACATTAATTGCAAATATTCTTCAGGAGATATTTTATAATATTCTTCCTCAACTTGTTCAACAATTTGTTTTACAACTTGTAATAATTCTTTATTTGTTAAAATCATTTTCTTATTCATATTAATAAATACCAGTAATTAAAAATAAATCTTTACAATTAACGTAAAAGGTAGATATTTATTGTTATAAACGTTTAAATAAAAATTATCATGGGTTGCGGATGTAAAAACAAAGCACAACAAACACAAACGACACAACAATCAAGTCAATCTCAAACTCTACAGCAGGTTCAGGCTCAAACACCAAAAACTCAGCCAATACAAGAATCTATTCGTAAAGTTGTTGAGAGAT